GAATATCAGTGTGACTGCCATAATAAATGCGAATTTAAGATCCTCACCAACCTACCTTTGGGCCCTATTTATAGTTTTCGGTGTGGGCCTGTGATTAGGGTTCCTTAATTATGGCCCAATGATCCTTTAATCAAGATTACTGACTCGTTTAACGTTAATTAACCCGATTGACTGATTGTTCGACCGTGCGACCGATGGCCACTTGACTGGATTAGTTGTGCCTTGTTTTTAACGTGAACGATTCGTGTATGGCTGATCGACCGACGGACTCATGTAAAGGACTACTCGAGTCTAAAGAGATTGGTCAACCGATGGTTGATTTACTGATTGTCCTTTGTTATGTTTAGGTGCTGCTCGTGCTTGTCCGATCGACCGATGTGCCCTTAGGGATCAGAGTAACTCGTTTAGGTGTTACCGATGGACCGATGGGCCTGAACGTGGTTGGCTTTTGACTTATTTATTTAACCGTTTAACCGATGGTCCTACAGTTTGTTCACCAGGCCGTTCGACCGATATTCTTTTAACGATGCTATATGGTTTGTTTGTAGAACCGATTGACCGATGGTCCTACGCAATTTATTTACCAGGCCGTTCGATCGATAGTCTTTTATGTACGAGTTTTTCCAACCTTGGCCGATGGGCCTGAGGATTGGCTTTGGCCGATTGACCGATGGGACATACAGTACACAAGCCCCCCCAGCCTCGAGCGATGGAAGTGAAGCGAGAAGGTTTACCAGGACCGTAGTGCCGATTGACCGCCGGCATCTCTCAACGGTTATCTTGCATCGTAGATCGTGCCTGACAGTTATGATTTGAAGCATCGCGAAGTATGGGCCGTTGATCTACGCGTGATCGTATGGTTCTGAGGCTGCCACGTGTCACTGGGTCCTCTTATAAATAGGTCTGTGTGGCTGTCGTTATTTTCACGTTTTCCTCTCTCTTTCTAGCCGAGCCTCTGATCGATTTCTTCTACTCGCAGGTAAAAAATGTCCTCCAGTGCATCGAGTTCAGATGGTTTGTCGGGTGGGACGGTCGGGGTGTCCGGGGGCGACGGGTCGATCTCCGCCTTGTTCAGCTCTTCTGATTCGGGGACTTCTTTCGGGGGAGTATCGAGCTCAACGGATTCTCCCATCCTTCTCAGCGGCAGCTCGGAAGCCGAGCAACCGGTCGCCGAGGCGGCGGATCAGGTCGTTGCTTCGGATGAGAGTGGGGACGTCATAAGCATCGACGTTCGCGATGAGGGGGAACACGCTAATCTGCCAGAGATACAGGGATATGATTGGGCCCCTTATGAGCCGCGTACGCATGCGACGAGGTTCCGATGGGGCAACGACCTTGGGGATCTGGTTGAGCGGACCAAAGTTTTTGGCGACGAGGTGGAGGATGGATTCCTTCGGGTCAAGGTGTGTGCCAGCAACGAGAGAGTCTGCCACGGAAAGGGAGCGGCGAAGCTAGAGTTCTTCTACGTCTACGCCTGTCTCTTCCATGACTTGGGTCTGACAGTGCCGTTTGCCGACTGACAGATGGCGGTCCTCCGTCAGATCCAATGTGCGCCGACCCAGATACACCCGAACGCCTGGGCGTCGATGCAGGCGTTCGACGTTCTATGCCGAGCGTCCGGTCTGACAACGACCATGCCCTTGTTTCTGCACTTCTACAAGACCTAGCCAACTGCTTCGAAAGGCTGGGTCTCTTTTCTTGGGGCGAACAAGAGCTTGTTTACCCTTTACCTCGCTTCCTACAAAGGTTTCAAGACCGGCTTTTTTAAGGTCACGATTCCCGGTCGAGGAAGGAAGTATATTTTCGATGAGGAAGGTCGGCTGAAGTTCCCCTTATACTGGACGGCTTTTCCCCCTCCTATCGATCCTTGGGCCGAAGACCGCTTGACTCCTGCCGAGCGGGCCGACCTGGCCGTCCTCAAGACCCTGCCCGACAAGATCCCCCGCGGTCGCTGATCCAATGCCTCCGCTCCCCGGATTTGCCGAGGGCGGTTTATGGTTAGTTGTTCTGATCTTCTCGGTCGTCTCAATGCTTGCAATTGATTTACTTGTTTTCTCTTGTTTCGCAAATATTATGGCTCGGACAACTGTCTCCAATGCTGAGTTTTTGGCTCGCGCCAAGACTCGTCGAAGAGAAGAGGATGCCGCTGAGGAGGTCGCCCCCCTCTAGAGCGTTCCCGCTGCCCCTTCGACAGCTCCTACTCCTGCTACCACTGCTCCGACCGGCACCTCAAACGTCGCCACCAGGCCCCGCTTCGTCGTGAAGGCCCCCGGTTCCGCCGCTGCTGGCGTTGCGGTGGACAAAGGCAAAAAGTCTAAACGTGATGACTCTCCCACCGGCCGGTCGTCCAAGAAGAGCAAGAAGGCCGAGGCTTCTGGATCACTGGCTACTGCCCTCCTCGACAATGAAGTTCGGCTCGACGAGGAGGTCTCCTTTCACTTGGGGCCTCGCGTCAAGGACATGCTAAAGGACGTGTTTGAGGAGGAGGCTCTCCGAACGGCTGGGAAACTGACCCTTAGGCTTGCTGCGATTTAGACCAAGTTTCCCCTTCCCGACCGGAGCAGGATGGAGAGCCTGGAGAAGGAGCTCGCAGCAGCGAAGGTGGAGCTCCGGGAGATGAAGGCCTCGGCGTCGGACTTAAAGGTTCAGTTCGACCGGCTGAACGACATCAAGGCTGAGCATGCCAAGTGCGCTGGTCTGCTCAAGGTCGCAAGCTTCAACGGCGCTTTGACGACTTGACGTTGGAGCATCTGGCTGCTGCCGGATCGACCACCAATTGGCAAAAGAAGGTCAAGGAGTATCAAGCGGAGCTGCGAGTCGTCGATGAGCAAGTTTTTGCTCAATATGAAGCGGGGTTTCAGAGTGTTGTTGATCAGGCTGCCTTCTACTACAACTGTTCCCCCGACCGGTTCGATGTGCACTTGTGGGTGGTAGATGGGAAGCTCGAGAAAGTCTTCGACCGGCTAGACGAGGTGAATGATACTCCCGCGGATAGTTAAATTTTAATCTTGATTGTATATTTTGACATAACCGATCGCGTTCGATTGGCCGCGTGGTCGATCGCGTTCGATCGGTTATTAGGCCATTTTTTGACAAACAATTATGTGTAAATATTAGGCGCCTTCTCCTTATTTTGTTTGTTCGCTTTTCTTTCGATCAACTGTTTTCTTTTGTTTATCGTTTCGCGCTGGCGATCGGCCATTTTTCTTTTATCGTTCCTCGCTGGCGGTCGACCATCTTTCTTTTATTGTTCCTCGTTGGCGATCGGCTGTTTTATGGTTTAACTTGTAAGTTATTTTCGTCAATTAGCTGCGCCTGATATCGGACCAGTCGGACCTTAGTTCAACTTGTTTCTGACAGTTCTCTTGATTATTTGATCCGAACGGTTGACCTTTGTTTGCGCGTTCAATTTTAATTGTTTAGATCGTAGGTGTCGTACCTCGATCGGTTTGGACAGCTCGTGTCACTTATGTACCCGTGGGGTTAATTAGATCGCTTGGATCGGTGCTAACCGAGCGGGACTTCCTCTTGAAAGTCTGCACCTTGACCGGTCAGGCTTTGTTCGGGTCCCGTAGGGAGCCCCGTCGGTCAGTCTGTTAGACGAAGTTACATGAAGCGCTCATTTTATTCACAATGTCAACTATAGTACATTTTTAGGTGTGACGCGTTCCATGTGTTCGGTATTTCTCTGCCACTCAAGTATTGTAGCCGATAGGCTCCGTTCTACAGGCTTTCGGTCACGCGGAACAGACCCTGCCAATTTGGCGCTAGCTTTCCTTGTGCTGACTTTTTGCGCGCTTCGTTAGTCTTCCTCCACACCAAGTCTCCTCGGATGAAACTTCTTGGCTTAACTTTCGCGTTATACCTCCTTGCCACCATCCTCTTGCACGCTTCAGCTCGCACGACCGCTCTCTCTCTACGCTCGGTCGTCTAGTCCAACTCCTCGCGCAGGCGTCCACAGTTTACCTCGAGATTTTGCATGTCCCGCCGAAGAGTCGGCTCCCCTACTTCAACTGGCAGCATAACATCCGTCCCGTAGGTCAGGTTGAAAGGTGACTCTCCTGTCGTCCTGTGCGGGGTGCACCGATAGGCCCAAAGGACCTGCGGAAGCTCGTCCACCCACACTCCTTTGGCTTCTACCAACCTTTTCTTCAACTCCGCCACTATGACCTTGTTCATGGCCTCAGCCTGGCTATTGGTCTGGGGATGCTCGACCGAGCTGGTCACGGGGCGTATCCCCACTTGCTTATAAAAGTCCTTCAACTTCTTGTCGATAAACTGACGGCCGTTGTCGGTAATGATTGTGTGGGGAAGGCCAAAGCGACAGATGATGTTTCGCCAGACGAAGGAATGGACCTATCGAGCGGTGATGTTGGTTAGGGCCTCTGCTTCGACCCATTTGGTGAAATAGTCCACTGCGACGAGTATGAACTTCTTCTGCGCTCGGCCGACAGGGAAAGGCCCGACAATGTCCATACCCCACTGTGCGAACGGCCAAGGGGCTGTCAGGCTATGTAGCTCGGTCGGAGCCCTCTTGACGTCGTTTCCATGGGCTTGGCAACCCTCACACTTGCGTATCATGACTTCGCAGTCTTGCTCCATGGTCGGCCAATAATAACCCGCCCGGAGTATCCTCGCTTTCATCGTCCTCTGACCTGTGTGCATACCACAAATTCCATTGTGGACTTCATTCATGACATACTCGACTTCTTCTCCCGATAGGCACTTGAGGAGCAGCAGTGCAAAGCCCCTCTTATAGAGGTCTTCTCCGATGACCACAAACCAGAGTGCTCGTCGTCTCTCCATCGGTTTCATTTCTTCTCCCGCGTCGCACCTCCTTAGGAGTTCTCGGACCTCCCCCATCCAATCTGCTGACCGATCTGCCGCCGCACATTCTCCTGCTGAGGGTCTCATCAGGGTTTGCCTGATGATTGTTTTCAGCTGACCCTTCTCTTTTCCTTCCGCCAGCTTAGATAGCCTATTGGCTCTGGTATTTTCCGCTCAGGGAATGTGGTGGATGGTAATTTCTTCGAACTCCTTCATGGCTTCGACCACTTTGTGATAATACTAAAGCAGCAGGTCGTCCTTAACCTGGTATTCCCCTTGTACATGCCCGACAACCAGCTTCGAATCGGTGTTGCACTTTAATCTTGTTGCTCCCAAGTCTTTTGCCAGCCTTAGCCCGACAATCAGCGCTTCGTATTCTTCTTGGTTGTTCGAGGCTTTAAACTTGAACTGTAAGGAATGCTCAACCGTGAAACCGCTCGGTCCTTCAATGACGATTCCTGCTTCAGCATTGCGTTTGTTCGATGATCCGTCGACGAAGAGAACCCACGTTTGCTCCGACAGGGGGATTGGTCCGTGGAGTTCGACCGCAAAGTCTGCTAAATGCTGTCCTTTGACAGATCCTTTAGGTTCGTATTTCAATCTGAACTCGGATAACTCGACTGACCAGGCGATCATCCGTCCGGCCAAGTCGGGTTTCCGGAGTATCTTGGCTATGGGGTGATTGGTTCGGACGATCACCTGATGACTCTGGAAGTATTGGCGCAATCGGCGCGCGACTGTCAATAGCGCCAAGGCTATCTTCTCAATTAACTGATACCTCAATTTTGCGCTCTGCAACACTCGACTGATGAAATATACGGGTCGTTGCTCTGGACTCTCCTATATCAAGGCCGCGCTGATCGTGTCGTCCGATACCGATAAGTACAACTGCAGAGGCAAACCCTCTATCGGTCGGCTCATGATGGGGGGACGGCTGATCATCTCCTTTATCTGCTGAAATACTGCTTCGCACCGATCATCCCACTTATCCGCGGTCTGCTTCTTCATGATCTTCAAAATCGGTTGGACCTTCTCCGTGAGTTTGGGCAAGAACCGCGCGAGAGAGGTCAATCGTCCGACCAATCGCTGGATTTCCTTTAGATTCCTGGGACTCCTCATTTCGGTGATGGCGGCGCACTTGTCAGGGTTGGCCTCGATGCCTCGGGCGGTCAGCATAAATCCCAGAAATTTTCCGGTCGGCACCCCGAAAACACACTTCTCCGGGTTGAGACGCATGTCGTACTTGCGCACTTGGTGAAAGACTTCCTTGAGGTCGCACGCGTGGTCCACGACCGTTTGCGACTTCACAACCATGTCGTCGACGTACACCTCCATGGGCCGACCGATCGGCCTCCTAAAGACCCGGTCCATCAGCCTCTGATAGGTGGCCCCTGCGTTCTTCAGCCCGAACGACATGACCTCGTAGCAGAAATTTGCCCGATCTGTGATGAACGCCGTTTTGGATCTGTCTGGACCATACATAGGGATTTGATTGTACCCTGAGTATGCATCCAGAAAGCTCAGGAAGTTGTGCCCCAAAGCTCCATCCACCAGTCGATCGATGCTGGGTAGGGGGTATGCGTCCTTCGGGAAAGCTTTGTTGAGATCGGTGAAGTTTGTACACATCCACCACTTTTCGCTCGTCTTCTTCACCATGACTACGTTAGCCAGCCACGTAGTATACTTGATTTCTCTGATGAAACCAGCTCCCTCCAGGTTCCTCACCTCCTCCTTGACCGCTCTCCTGAGCTCCTCTCCCATTTTCCTTTTCTTCTGAGCAACCGGGCGGGCTTCCCGGAAGATGGCCAACTTATGAGACATGACGTCTGGATGGACGCTTGGCATGTCGGCGATCGACCATGCGAACAGATCTTTGTTTTCTAAGATCACCGCCCCTAGGAGTTCTTCTTCTTCCGATTTCAAGGCTCCCCCAATCTTGGTGACTTGTTCTGGGTGCTTCCCGATCGGGATCTCCTTCGTTTCTCCTTCTGGCTGAATCCGATCCTCCGTGTTCGTTCGGGGGTCTAAGTCTGTCATGGCTACCTCCGAACGGTGCTGCTTTCGTGGACGGCTATAAGGAGCGATCTTCAAACCTGCAGCGTAGCATTGTCTGGCGATTTGCTGATCTGCATGCACGGTGCATATTGTCCCCTTATCCGACGGGAATTTCATGGCTAAGTGTAGAGTGGAGACGATCGCTCCGAAGGCGTTCAGACAAGGTCTTCCTAACAACACATTGTAGGAGGTGTTAGCTTCAACTAAAAGGAATCTAACCCTTACCTCTTGGCCGTCCTTCCGCGAGCCGATCATGGTACGAAGATCCAGGTAGTCCCTCGTGTCAACTCGCTCGCCCGAGAATCCGACGATCTGCTCGTTATAGGGGACGATCAGGTCCTCGGAGAGGTTCATCTTCTGGAAAGTCTTCTAGTACAAGATGTTGATGGAGCTTCCCTGGTCTACTAGCACCTTCCCGATCCCGTACTCGACCACCTCGATTGAGATGACCATCGGGTCATCATGATCAGGGTCGGGTGCCTTGAAGTCCTCGTCCGTAAACGTGATGGGGGGCATCGACCGGACCTTCTTCTCCACCAGATGAACCGATTTTAGTGCCCGAACATGCCTCTTCCGAGCAGCTGAGCTCGATCCTCCTTCGGCGAAGCCTCCGGAGATAGTATTGATATAACCCCTCAAGGGTTTATCCCGGCTCCGACTGCGGCTCCTCCTTGGGCTTCGATGAGTTCGTGACGGTCCTCTCCTTCGCCTCTCGGGCTTCGGCTCTCTCCGCTTCTCCCACCGGGCCGGGGGGCTCTTCGTGCGGGACTTTTGTTCCGCTCCGGGTTTCGCGGAGGGCGATCCTGCCGAACATACTTCTTCAAATGCCCCTGTCGGATGAGCTCCTTGATCTTGTCACGGAGCGTGTGGCACTCTTCGGTGGTGTGGCCGATCGTCCGATGGTACTGGTAGTGCTTGCTCCCATCGGCATCGAGGGGTGGGGGCTTCTTCCTGGCCGCGGGAAGTGAGTCGGCACTAAAGGCTTCTTGTAGGATCCTAGCCCGAGGGACGGCCAAGGGAGTATACGTCGTGAACCTAGGTGCTTTTCTCTCGCTGGGCCGGGTCGAGGGTTTATTCGGCCGAGGGGCGATCTTCGGGACTACGACATCCTCCTTCTCCCTCTTCTTCACCCGGAATTCCTGCATATCTTCCATCTGTATGAACTTGGCCGCTCGTTCCCTCATCTCCTCCATCGTTTTCGGCTTCTTGCGGCTTATCTTGTCCGCAAAAACACCCGGTTGGAGCCCATACGAGAAATGATGTCGGGCGATCTCGTCGCTAAGATCCTTTATCTTGACCGACATCCGGTTGTACCGATCAAGATAACTCCTCAGCGATTCCCCATCTTCCTGCCTGATGTTCACCAGGTTGTCGACCGTCAAGATGGCTGGCTTTAGGGGTGCGAACTGCGTGCTAAACCTTGCCTTCAGGGTGGCAAAAGAATCAATACTACCGGCCGGCAGTTCGGAAAACCACTCCAACGCCTCCCCAGTGAGAGAAGTCGAGAAAACACGACACCAGATAGGGTCGCTGACTGCGTGGAACATCATCTGGTGCATGAATACCCGCATGTGATTGTCAGGATTCGTCGTGCCGTCGTACTTGTCGAATATCGGCATTTTCCACTTCTCCGACAATGGCGTCTCCAGAATGTTCGGGGTGAAGGGGGAGAGCCCCGACACAGGGATCGGTTGGCGTGAAGGGCGACCTCCCTCGTTTGCTCCCGAACTCTCGGCCATCGTGTGTGACAGATTTCCCCTCGACGCTTGCGTCTTCTCAACCCGAGCAGGCTGTGATTGCTCCTGTCCCGTTGGTGGGGGCCGACTCTCCACCCGTTCGGCATCTCGATGCTGTTGCACCCGACTCAGTCTGAGCGGGTCTAGTACGGTAGGCGTCGACGGGATTCCCTCTTCCTTCCGTCGGAGGGCGGCGTTCTCCTCCCGCAAGATCTGCATCTGCACTTCATAGTTTCTCTGCATCTCATCCATCCTCTGCTGCATTGCCCTTATCATCTCCCTAGTGTTTGCCTGATCATCTGCCATCCTTCCTCCGTCCATGTTGCTATTTCGATTTCTTGTGGTCACCATAAGGGTATACTGTCTTAAAGAAGACTGCTCGGCCCCACGGTGGGCGCCAAAATGTTCGGGTGTAGGGACCAAGAGCCTACTAAAGAACCTCTTCACGCTTACTCCACTCTTCTTTGCTACTGTAACTTCTCCAGGAAAATCCACTCCTTAACTCGATCGGTTGGGACGACGATCGGGGTACCTGTCTAAAGGGCTCCGATGCTTAAGTCAGTAAAGGACCGATCGGAATATCAGTGTGACTGCCATAATAAATGCGAATTTAAGATCCTCACCAACCT